CCGAGATCCGTTCCGCGCAACTGCGCGAGCGTTTCGCGTCATCGAGCGCTGTTGAGAACATGGTCAAGAAGACCGAAGAGCGCTCGCTCGAGTATCGCGATTCCAAGAAGTACGAGATGCAGTTCGCGAACTACATGCGCACTGGTGCAATCCCGGAACAGCGTGAACTCATCACGACCGCTTCGAGCTCGATTCTCATCCCGAAGCTGTACCAAGATTCAGTGCTCAAGTACCTATCTGCGCAGTCGATCATGCGCAATTTGGGTGACCTGCGCACAGGAGTTCAGGGCTACCAGGCGCTGCGCTACAGCACGCTGAAAACCGCTGATTACACATCTGCATGGACGTTGCCCGATACCGGAAGTGTTGTAGCAGCGAATTCAGATCCTCTGTTCACCGAAGTGGCGCTTGCTCCGGTTCTTTGCTTGCCAAAGACCGAAGTGTCGCATCAACTCATTGCACAGTCTGACCCTGGATTCCCCGTGGAACAGGAAGTGCTCTCGCACTTGCAGGTTCAGTTGTCGAAGAACCTTGAGTGGGGCTACATCGGTGGTACTGGCACCAACTCGCCGAAGGGCATCTTTACCGTTAACTCCACAACAGGCATCAACATCACAACCGCAACAAGCGCCTCGACAACCCGCGCAGCAGCAATCACCGCTGGTGTAACTGTTGCCAAGTTGTCCGAAATGCGCTACACGAAGTTGCCTGCCGCGTATTGGGGATCCGCTGCATGGATCATGCCGCAAGATGTGTACGCAGCAATCGCAGGAATCTTAATCAACGGCGTTCCAATCTTTGTTCCGTCTGCTGATGCTGCCTTGGTCAATGCAGCTCCGTTTACGCTCATGGGTTTGCCAGTTTACGTAACTGAGTACCTGCCAGCGCACGTTGCTACAGGCTCCACTGGCAAGAACGTGCTTGCGTGCTTGGGCAACATCAGTGAAGCATTCGCCATGCGCGAGTGGGGAACGATGTCGGTCACCCGCGACGAGTACAGCCTTAGTGGTACTGGGCGCATCCGTTACCAGGGCATGATGTTCGCCAACTCCGACTTCACCCGCGTCAATGCGCTAGTGCAGTTGCAAGTTACGAACGCCTGATTCTGAACCTCTCATCCTTCAGGTGGGTGGGGCTTCGGCCCTACCCACCTGCAGCGAGGAACAATGGCTCTAGACCTTGCAAAGTTCCGCAGTTGGGCCCGCATTCCTCACACGGAGGATGACCCGGCTATTGGCATTGCATGGGCAGCAGCCGTACGCGAACTAGAAGAGCGAACCGGGTGGTGCGTGGAGTCGGTCACCAGGACGCAGTGGGTGCCCGCAGCGCCCTTGACGATCTACGGCGGTCTGTACCTCCGTTTGGAGCGCCAAGGCGACCTGGCGGGCACTACGGCCGTCTACAGCGACAGCGCGACAGTGCCCCTTACCGGCACGTGCGCAAAGATCATGATCAACGGTCTGGTCTATGTCGATATGGACATCGATGCACTGACCTACCCAGTAACGCTGACCGTAACAGCCGGCAACGCAGCGCTCAACCCGTTGCTCGAGATGGCGCTACTCCAGCGCGTGGCACACCATGTGGCAAGCCGCGGCGATGACACGGTTGCCCTGGACTCGACCTACTGGGATCGGATCACCGGCATGATGGGCAAGGGGATTGGGTAATGGCCGGCCACGTTCCATCCGGAATGATGCGCCTCGTCATGACGGCGCAGAATCCAGTAGCCACGCTCGACGCGTTCGGCCAGGCTTCTGAGTCTTGGCTCTCGTTTGCCAACATCCCGGTGCACATTGAGAACGCCAACACGGAAGAGACAATGGATGACGGCGGTTCAAGCGTGCGCACGGATTGGCGCATCCTTGCTGCTTTCCACCCGTCGGTAACAACCCGCTCCAGGCTTCTGCTAGTAGACAACGGCGTGACGCGCACGTTCTTCATCAAGGGCTGCTGGGACAGGGATCAGAAGCGCCGGCGCCTTGAGATCAATGCGGTGGAGGTGTTGCCATGAACCCCGTGAAGATCACCATCGACACCAAGGAAGTCACGCAGACACTTGCGCGTCTTTCGCCCATGCTCAACGAGGCAGTGCGCAAAAAAGCAATCCGCAAAGGCTTCAAGCCGTTTGTCCCGAACTTGAAATCCGTTCTTTTGAACGCCCCATACATTCGCGGCGGCAAAAAAATCCATCGCAAGGGCATTGCATCTGCTACTAAAGTCAATTCACCCAAGCGAATGGGCGGCCCAGGCTCGCCTATTCGCGCCGAGCTCGGGGTGCAACTTGGCAAGAAGGGCGGCGCGCGCGCGCGCGGAAGGCAGTTCGTGTTCCCCTGGACAGAGAACGGATTCGTGCACAAGCATTCCGGACGGATGATCCCCGGCAACCACTACGGCGATATGTGGGGCAAGGCAAACGTAGCGAGGATTATGCAAGCGATCAGTGCAGAGATTCTCATTGAGGCTCGCAAGATCCTCGGAATGGTGAATACCAGTGTCCCTAAGTAATATCCAACGCGCTATTCAGTCTGCATTGGAATCCTATGCACCTACTTACTGTGGAGTGCGTCAGGCAGGCGTGGCGACACCTTGTTTCGTCTACGAGATTACTAGTGCCGCCGTCGATGTGGTCACCTCCGGCATACCTACATTGTGCCACTGGACATTAACGGTTCAAATCGAAGTCATAGACGATACGGTCGATCGATGCCTAGAACTGGTTGACGATGTGCGAAGTATTTTTCAATCGCCAGTGACGAATACCACTTACGACTGTGTGATGGTGGTTTCCGCGTTCAGCGTGACCATGAGCACCGAATCAATAGATGACGGCAAGACCGATGCGGAGCGCATCGGCAATATTCAACTTGAACTACTTGTACAGGAGACAACCTAATGGCAATCACACCAGGCTACGGCGGGGCGCTCACGCTTAACTTTCAATCATCGACGGCGGCTACATACTTTGCAAAGAATGTGACGTTTAGCCACTCGCGCTCGTCGCTCGACTCGACAAGCCTTGCCGACTTCGCAGAAAAGCGAATGCCCGGACGCATCCAACGCAGCGTCACATTTGACTGCATGGCGGACAGCGCTTTAGACGTAGCGATCCGAGCGCATATGAACCCAACTTCGATAGCAGACGCTCAAAACAGGAGTGTGGCATTTAGTTACACGGACAAGGGTTCAGTGGCGTACCTACTAACTGGGCACATCACCAGCGCAACCCGCACGGATGACGGCTCCGGCCCTGGCATGTGGTCAATCAGCGTTGAGGAGGCTTAATGCCGTTCGATCTCTCTTCAATCTCACCGAAGCCGCGGCGCGTGGATGTGCCTGGTGTCGGCGTCATCATGGTGCGTGAGCCAACGATGGCGGACTACACCCGCGCGGCCGCTGATCCGTACTGGTGGGCGGCTTGCTTGTCCTGCATCGATGGGACTCCATTCGTGCACAACCACGGCGAGATGGCAAACGTCCGAGCAGACATTTGCTCGGCGCTACTTGCGGAGATCAATCGAGAACGTTTTACGACGCCGCCGAACGGCGGCTCTGGAGAATTGCAGACGCCGAGCAACGCATGAACATGAGCGGACTCATTGCCAAATCAGAACTCACCACCCTTGAGCGGTGCGAGTGGCTGCTTACGGCCTTGGTGTGCAATGCTGTCGGGCAGAAGCCACAACGCTGCATCCCCTGGTTGAAGAAGGAAACCTATGGCAGATAAGAGCATGAAGGCTGTCATTCGCGCGGAAGTCGATCCGTCCGGCGTCATCAAGGGCGTGGCGGCAACCAATCGCGAGTTGGCTAAGTTGAACAGCAAGACCAGTGCTATCGCTGTCGGTGCATCGTTCAACATGGCGCAGATGGGGTTTCAAATGCTTATGGGTGCGTTCCGGATCATGGACAGGCGGATGACCGACCTAGCGCAAATGTCGACCCGGTTCTCTCCTGAAGCCCAACGAGGCGTAATGCAAACCAAGATGCTTGAACTGCGCAGAGAGCAATTTATGGCAAACACGTTTGGCATTGATGTAGCCGGTGCAGAGCGATCAAAGCGCGAAGGCATTCAACGCCGCGCTGAATCAGACGTATCAGCTGGTGCTGGACAGATTTCATTCTTTGAGAGCCTCAAGCAAGATGCAATGTCATTTGGAAATGACTTGCTTGGATCTGCAGCGCAAGGCATAAGCGATCCGGGCGAATTCTTTAAAACTAGTTCCTTTAAAGATCGTTTTAAACGTATGCAGGGCTATATGCCTTTCTTAGATCCAAACATCTTGGAACGCGGTGGCCGTAATGGGCAAGTCGGCGTTGATTTAACAGCGATGGGGCAGATCGGGCAGAACATGACCGCTGGTATGAGCGACAACAAAGACCGCGACGTACAAGTCAAGAACGCATTCATTGACGCGGAAAACTTGCGACTCATGCGCGAACAAAATCGGCTTTTGAAAGGTGGCTCCTAATGGCTTTTACCCTTGTTGAAAAGGCAAACAGCCGCAGTTACTCCCTGACACAGACACCAGGTGAATCCTCAATCACCGTGCAGTATCTGATGACATGGAGCAGCGCCAGCACACAGCCAACCGAAGCACAGATCCTTGTAGCAGCAGGCACGCCACCTAGCCGACTAAATTTAGGCGTCTACAGCGGAAATTCTTACCTTAAGACAATGGTTATCCGTGAGGTTTCCATTGAGCCGGTACGGGAACGGCAGAACGCTTGGATCGTCACGCATCGAGCAAGCACCCGCAACGGGACAATGCTTGACAACGGCGGCTCGTATTGCACTTGCACACGCGCGACCGTTGTGCGATCGACGGCCATGTACCGCAGTGCACCAACGTTCCCAACTAATGGCACCGTGACATTCTCGGGCGCAGCAGACATTGGTGGCGACAAAGTAGACACCAACGGCAAACCAAAGGTGTACGACGTACCTCAGCAACTCGTGACCATTGAAACCCAGTACGACCGCACCCTTCCGTCTGCTTTGCCAGCGGCAGAGCCAGCATGGGCTACTTACACCTCGTACGTCGGCAACCGCAATAGCGTTGCGTTCCTTGGCTTTCCAATCGGAACCCTGCTCTACCAGGGCTTTCAGACGGCACCGGAAGACAACTACTACCGGATGAGCCACACATTTCTGTACGACGCCTGGTTTCACCTCGAGCAGATCCCGGCGCCAAACCCGACAGGTGAGCCGATCCTCACTGCTGGCATTACCATCGGCACCGTTCCAATCTTGCAAGTCGACAAGGTGGTTTTCCTGCAACGCTACAACACGCTATCGGCGTTCTCCGGCATCCTGTCGGCTTTGGATCTGACCGCCCTAACTAGCCCTAAGCCGCTGGCAATTCCATAATGGCATGGCAAAACCCCATCTTCAATGGCAACCTCTATGGCGGGCTCACACGCTTTGCCATGAACGGGTTTGCGCAGACTCAACGCGTCAACACTGCGAGCGCAGCTGGAATCAAGTTCGCGCAGGGAGAGGCGTTCCGCAAGCCATCGGTTACGGTCGGACTGGTTGAACTGATCACCGCAACGCTTTACGCACCAAACCGATGGACGTACAGCGTCAAGATGTGGCACCCGACTCCGATCGGTGGCGGTGGAATTACCTTGCCCACAAATGACAAGGCATTTACCTACGCGGCTGCGATCAACTTGCGCGAGTGGCACAACACGCTGAACATCGTTGACGGCATGAACATCAGCGCCGCGCCAGCGGCGACTATCGGCCCGGTAGGTTCTCAATTCAATACGGTTTCCAATAGTTGGCCATTGACAGAACTGAGCGCCAAGGTTGAATTGCACGTGTGCTACGACTCTTCCGGCGACTTCTTCCCGTACTTTGACCGCCCCAACCCAGTGCGCTGCGTACCTGTTGATCCGGAAGAAGGATAACTTATGGCCAACCTAACCCTAGTCACTCCGATCCCGCCCCAAGTCATCTGCAAAGGTGAGGTCTTCGCCGTCTCGATGCACGTCCACGATGACGGCGCGAACCTGCACTGGACAACTAGCGGACTAACGCCGAAGGGCTACATCACCGTGGGCACGGTCAAACTCGAAGGCACTGGCTTCGTTGTCAACGCTAGCGGCGGCACAGCCACCGTGTCCTGGACTGCGGCGCAGACGCTGACCGTGGACGCCAACGCGTGGGGCACGATCGTCCTTTACGCAGACCCGACATCCGGCAGCGAGAACCGACACATAGCGACCATCTTCGCACGCATCACAGCAGAAAGCATTCCGTAACCATGTTTACCTCCATGTTTCGGCGTTCCATGTTGGGTGCGTCAAGTAGCGGCCCTTACAGCGCCGAAATCCTTGTAGTAGCGGGTGGCGGCGGCGGTGGCCGCGAAGCATATAACGCTGGCGGCGGCGGTGGTGCTGGCGGCTATCAGGTTGCCTCGCTTACTTTAACGCCGTCCACCAGTTACGCCATTGCGGTTGGTGCTGGAGGTGCTGCGTGGGTTTCCGGAGATTCCGGCAGCGATGGTTCAAGCAGTTCATTCACGACTACCGTTTCAGTTGGCGGCGGCGGCGGTTCTCGTCCATTTGCAAACGGTAGAAGCGGCGGCAGTGGCGGTGGTGGTGGCGCATACAACACTGGCGGCGCAGGTACAAGCGGACAAGGAAACGCTGGAGGCAGCAGCGCAGCGTTAAACGCTGGTGGTGGCGGTGGTGGTGCAAGTGCTGTCGGAGGCAATGCATCGGGTGCGAGTGTTGGTGGTAACGGCGGAAATGGATCAACCTTTGCAGGAACTGCCTACGCTGGCGGCGGCGGCGGCTCAGCACTTACTGGGTCTTCAAACGGCGGTACTGGCGGCAGTGGTGGCGGCGGGCGTGGACGCGGTAACGCTGGCGCAGCGGTTCCAGGCACTGCAAACACTGGAGGCGGTGGCGGTGGCGGCAATGACTCTGGAGCGGCGGCCGCAGGAGGAAGCGGCATCGTAATCGTCCGTTATGCGGGAGCGCAAATCGGAAGCGGTGGAACAGTCACCAACGACGGCACATACACCTACCACACTTTCAACAGCACTGGAACATACACAGGCTAAATCATGGCACACTTTGCAGAAATCAACGCAAGCAAGATTGTCCAGCGCGTAATCGTTGTCCCTGATTCAGAGGAAGCGAACGGCGCGACATGGTGTGCCAACCTTCTTGGCGGCACATGGATTCAGACCAGTTACAACGGAACTATCCGCAAGAACTTTGCGGGTATCGGCTACACGTTCGACTCCGTTCGTAATGCTTTCATTCCGCCAAAGCCTTACCCGTCTTGGGTATTGAACGAAGCCACTTGCCGATGGGATGCACCCGTACCGGTGCCGCCCGGTGGGCCGTGGCAGTGGGACGAAGAGAATGAGGAGTGGGTAGAGGCTTGATCTACCTCGCCGTCATCGTCCTATCTTTGTTGCTCACCGGATGCGCATCGCAGACTGCGAGAATTAGCCAAGCAGCGACAGCAACCTCGGCAAGTGTTGCTGTCGCGCGTGGGCATCTACTCGCCGCGAACGCTGAACTACTGGCGATAGAGCAGAACGTAGACGCGGTGCACCAAGCCATACCGTACGTCAGTGATGACCAGAGCCCGTGGTTCGAAAGCGTGAAATGGGCTAGTGCTGGAGCAATCGCCGTTGTAGTCGGAACACTCATCTACAGATTTGCACCTAGGAAATAGACATGCAATTCACACCAACTCAATACGGGATCTACATGTTGGCGCTGCTGGTGGTGACTTTTCTCAGCGGGTGCTCGGTCGGAAACACTTATCGAAAAATGCGGCCCGTTGCGGCCAAGAAAGGCAAGAAATGATTTTGCTATCCAGTGTCGAGAGCCTCCTCGGTTCGATCTTCTTCGCTTGCAGTCTAGGTCTTGCAGGGACCATCCTCGGTTTTTGGTGGTGCAGGACTAAGGGTGGTAAGTGAGTAGACGGCGAACATGCTGCTGTACTGACGGTGGTGGAGGTGGAGGCGATGTCATGCCGCCGCTTTCTGATTGCAATTTTGGGCCCGGGTCCTCATATCCCGCCCGCAATTACACCTTTTCGGTGGGCGGGAAAATACAGTCTCTCGTCTACGGTGTTAACACGCCGCCACAATGCACTGCTGGGCCAAACTTTATACCGCATACGGATTGCACCCCATATTCGCAGCAAATTGACTACCAGACCTTTGCGCCCGATTGCGACCCTGAAGACCCAGTGTGCCGAACTGATAGCAAAAGCCTAGGTGTGAGTGACTTCGGTGGAACCTTTGTCATTGTTGGTGGTGGCAATTTTGGGACTTGTAACAGCGAAACGGGTATCAGCGTTACTACTGCTGTCACTGTGCCTTGCGACGGAAGCGACACCGTTCTTGCAGTGTTTGCGGTTCAGTGCGATCAGGAATACCAAGCAGATTGCACTAGTGGTGGCGCTTGTGTTGCCACTAGCACGATCGCTTTCTTAATCGGCGCAAGCGGAGAAGTTACATATCAGGTAGTAGATGAATACTGCGATGAGACTTCTGTAACTCGGTGCATCGGTACAGGCGTCCAAGCCATTTACCAGCGGCGTAAAGCTCCAACAGATACATGGATGGCAGAAGGCATTTATTACTTAGTGCAGGTTCAGAACCGCGAACAAGTAATCGGCACGGGCTGCCCAAATATTCCGGACGTATGCGGCACAGTGCTTTCTCCCATTACATCACCGGGAGTACCTCCCATTATTGTGGTGACAGGCTATTAAATGATCAAGATCAGATACATGCATGAAGGATCATGGCGGAAGATTTACGCAGATGTGCTTCCGACTGGCGAACTGAAGATGATTGGAAGTTCAGTCATTGACGAAGCAGGCATCGGCGACGCCGTAGCCGGAGTCACAAAGGCTGTAGGCATCAAGCCTTGCGGCGGCTGCAAGAAGCGCCAGGCGGCGCTGAACCGGGCTACGCCAGGGTGGGTTTCCCGTCTCTTGGCGCGGATAACACGGCAAGGACGCTAAATGTAACAATTTGGCGCGGTTTGTAGCCCATTTGGGGTAGGCTTTCAGCATGAATGAAAGTATCCGGGAGGCACAGCGCAAACTCGAACAGAATCGCGGGGATTGGTGGCTTTGCCGCAAGGATTCCGACCCCAAGGGTAAGTGGACTATCACCGCCGACCCCTATGGCGGATGGGATTGGCGCATTTACATAGGGCCCCATAAGGATAGGGCGGTTCGCAGGTTATTGGCGAGTAGAGATCAAGAGGAAGAATCGAGGAAACTTTCCTTAATCCGGGCAGAAAAGCGCAAGCATATTTGCTTGCTAGTCGATAAGATGCGAACTGGCGCATCTGTCACTAGCGTACACAATAAGTCCCATAATGGCTGATATGATTTAACATAACAGCCAAACAGTTACGGGCACTAGTGGGAGTTTAGCGCCTCTTTTTGAGAGGCTAGAGATGCATAATCAGTTGACGGAGAAGCGCAGCGGTCGTCCTAAGCGACGCACGGAACCTAGTCACACGTTGCGCGTAAATGAAAGCCTTTACTTGGCTCTAGCGGCGCTCGCGCAGGCGGAGCATCGGTCGGTTCGGCGCCAAGTCGAGATGCTCTTGGTGATCCAGCTAGCGTCGCGGGGAGGTGCCGTCAATGGGTGAAGTCTTTACCGTTGTCGCGTGCCTGTTCTCGGTGGGTGTGTTCATGTTGCTGCTGCT